CACGTCCTCGTCGCGTGCCAGTCGCTCCCAGCCTTCGCGGCGAATGGCGGGCCAGGTGTTGAAGTAGCCCTGCACACGCACAGGCGGCAAGCGCCGCGCTGTCGTGGCAGCTTCTTCAAAACGTGCGGCAACGCTCTCCACCGTCCATAGCGTGTGCATCTCACACCTCCTGCTGATCCATCGCCCAGTGCAACAACGCCAGGGCATCGGCCTCGTTGTCATCGACCGGGGCATAGCCACGCGCACGGGCAGCCGCCACCATCTCGTCCTTGCTGGCGTTGCCCTTGCCGGTGACGTGCTTCTTGATCGTGCCCACCGGCACCCCCTGGTACGGAATCTGGTGGTGCTCGCACCACGCGGTGAGCGTGGCCAAGAACCCTCCGTAGGCGTGGGCGGCATCGGTGGATACGTGGCGTCGCACCTCCTCAAAGTGCAGCTCATCGATCTCACCGGCCACTGCCTTGAGCTCGGTGAGCCAACGCTTGAACCGCAGAAAGCGCATCCCGCCGCCTTCAAAACGCTGCGGACGGAAGCTCTCGGAGCCGCTGGTGATGTGGCCGTCGCTGCCGCGCAGCGCCCAGCCGGTGGTTGTGCCCAGATCGAGGGCAAGAATGGTCGTGGTCATGGTGGTGTCAGTCCTTGTTTGGGCTGGTTCTGACACAGCGGACACAGTTCCCCATTACTTTCCGTGAGGCGCGCGCACGCGCACGCGTATAGAAGGTAATGTAGAGCCGTGTCAGCTGCGTCAGACAGCACATATTTCGGGGGTTAGTCATCCGTGTAGGGGGAGTAGGTAACGGTCGGCGGGTGCTTGAGTCCTATGCCCTGAAACCCGCGCACACCCGCGCCGTTGCGCCATTTCTCGACTCCGCGCGTGATGAGTAGATCGGAGAAACGGCGTTGCGCCCCGACGAATTCGCCGGCGCTTTCAGCCCAATGCTTCCAGTCACTGAACAACTCAGCAGTGAGTGCCTTGGCGTTGGGATCGCGCACACAACGCTCCTGAATCCACCGCCCCAGTGCATCCTCCGACTCAAAATACTCTTCGGTCGCAGACACCACGCTCGCTGGTGGCTTCAAGCCCTCGCGCTGCCACGCAAGGCACCCTGCAACTGCCCACGCCAGAATCCCGTCACGCTCAGCCAGCAGCTTCTCGGTGAGACGCCCGTCGCGTCGCTCGGGTGGAATCGTCACCGTGAAGGGAATCATGTGCATGCGCCGCTTCATGGCTTCGTCAACGTTCCGGATGGCAGGCTTGTGGTTGCCCACGATCACCGGCTTGAACTGTGGCGTGTACTCGAAGAAGTCCTGGCGCATGAAGCGCGCAGAGATCTTGTCGCCACCCGTGATGGCCTTGATCTTGGACTCATTCAGCCGTCGTCCCTGCTCGGTTTCAATGGCCGTCACGAAACGCGCCCCGCGCAGTCCAGCCAGATCGGTCGGATGGCGGTCACCCCTGGTCTCGACAAAGGTGTCCATCGAGGCGGTGCAGGCGTAGTCGCCGAGAATGGTGCTAATCACGTTTGCAAACACGCTCTTGCCGTTGGCTCCGGTCCCGTACAGGAAGAACAGCGCATGCGCACTGGTCACACCCGTAAGGCAGTAGCCAACCATGCGCTGCAGATAGGCCTGCAGGTCTGCATCGCCACCAGTGACATCGGGCAGGAATGCCATCCACAGCGGACACTCCCCACCGGGCGTGGCCGTCGTGATCTTTGTCATCCGGTCGGATCGCTCATGCGGGCGCATCCGGCCAGTCTTGAGATCGACCACACCGCCGGTCGTGTTGAGCAGCCAAGGATCGGCGTCCCACTCATCGGTGGTGGCCGCGTGCCTGCGGTCAGCACGCGCCAAACGCTCGACACCACTCACGGTTCCGGCACTGGCCAGCTTGGCCGCGATCTTGGGGCTCTCCGCGCGCACCGCCGTCTGACGACAGACACTGCGGATCAGGTCCGTGGCTGCCAGCGTATCCTCGGTGCGCCAACGCTGACCATCCCATACGAGCCACTTACCCCAACCGGCCACGTAGCGCCAGTCACGGTGGTAGCGGCGCGTGAAGGACAGCGCCAGCGCATCCTCCGTGCCCCAGACCGATTCGTCACTGCTGACCACCGGCTCATCATCTTCACCGAGGTCATGCATCTGCAGACGCGGTCCGTGGGTGAGGAAGGTTGCGACATCGAAGCCCTCAGCGATGGCATCGGCTGCATCCCAGCCCTCCGCTGCTTCCTCGGGCGGGTACAGGATGTGGCAGGACTTCGCTCCCGCCGCCAGAACCGCCTGCGCTGCCTGCGTGGCGTACTCCCAGCCCGGCTTGTCGCGGTCGGGCCAGATGAGTACCGCCTTGCCAGCCATCGGCGACCAGTCCGTCTTGTCGACCGGAGCCTTCGCGCCGTGCATGGCGGTGGTGGCCACAATGCCCGCATCAATCAAGGCTTGCGCGCACTTCTCTCCTTCGACCAGCACCACCTGCGCAGCGTTCACCATACCCGGCTGGTTGTAGAGTGGACGCGGATCAGGCGGCGTCATCTTGCGCCGCTTAGCATCCCAAGGACGGAACTCCTTCTTGCGTCCGGGTGGGTCGTAGCGGTACACCACCGCGAGCAGCTTGCCCGCAGCGTCGAGGTAGTCCCACTTGGAGGTGGCAGGCCCCAGATCATCGACCGGAGCTTCCTTCTTGGCGCGGCGCACCGGCACGGAGCGCGAACGCCCGAGCAGATCGGCTGCCTCGTCAAGCACCCGCGGAAAGTCGCTGTGGACGTTGGCACCAAGCGAGGCCGCGATCAAGGCGAAGATGTCCCCGCCCTCGCCTGTGGCGCGATCGGTCCACAGACCAGCCTTCTCGCCATCGAGCACCACCTCGAGGCTGTCGCCGGGGCTGCCCAGCACGTCGCCGACCAGGAACCTGCCGCGACGCGTCTTGCCTGCCGGAAACATCGCTGTCAGCACCGACTCCAACCGTGCCAGCAGCTCGGTGCGCAGTTCGTCCCGCTCTGAGTCGCGGTTGTTCTCTGCAGGGGGCATAGCATCGTTGAAATCGATCATGCGCCCTCCTCGACACCGTTGTCGGATTCATCTTCCGCGACGCGTTCCTGCACGGCTCCGCTGTTCGCTGCCCAAGCAGAGAGTTCTCCCAAGCGATAGCGCACCAAGCCGCCCAGCAGGTAGTGCGGAATCCGGTACTTGCTGCGCATCTGCGCGTCGGCAAACCAGTAGTACGGCAGGCGCAGTGCAGCAGCTGCCTGCTTGGCATCGATCATGGGTTCGACGCCAGTGACCAGAGTGTTGTTGTCCGTCATGCTTGTGTCCTCCAGCAACGGTCCTGCCAGGCGCACATCCGGCATTCGAAGTGGGTCGAGTCGTGGAAGGCGCGTGGCAGAAGCTCGCCAGCCTCGGTCGCCGTGATGACCTTCACCGCCCGATCCGACATGCGCTGCGCCAACGCTGCATCAAAAGGCACGAGTTCGGAGTAGATCTCCATCGAGTCAGCGTTGAGTGCCGTGAAGAGTGCCGGGTGCTCGTGCAGTTGCAGATAGGCCTGGTAGATCGCCACCTGCGCGGCATAGATGGGCTTGGAGGTGGCCAGGCCCTTCTTCTGCAGATCGCTCCAGGACTTGTTGCCCAGGCACTTGCACTCCCACAGCGCCGGATAGGCAAAACCTTCTGGGCCAGCTACGATGACACCGTCGACGTGGCCCTGCAGGCGACCGTCGGCCACCGAGAAGCCAAACTGCTCACCGTCCGCCTTGCGGGTGCGCAGATCGAACCCCGCGTCCCGCAGCCACCCGACCATGCAGTCCTCCATGACGTGACCGCGCTCGAAGATGCGCAGCATCCGACCCGGGATGTCACGCCCGTGGTCGATAGGAGCCTTGGCGTACTCGAACTGCAGCGCACGCTCGCAGGCGACACCCAGACGCGAGGCGCCGAGGTATTGGCGCTCGCCCTGGCGGGCGCGGGCGCGTTGCATCCCGGCGTCGATCAGCTCGGACACCTGCCCTGCGATGCTCGATGAAGCATTGAAGTCCATCATGACTGGCCCTCCTCCTTCGGCGTGTCCCAAGGAATGTCGTCATCCATGTCGGCAAACGGTGTCGCCATCGGATCGGCAACAGGCTGCATACCACGCACCGGCGGATACTTGCAGGCCTCATGGTGCTCTGCCATGGCGTCCGTGAACTGCGTGACGATGGCGTCGATCACCTGCAGTGCCTCCTGCTCGGAGTACTCTCCGAGCGGTTTGTCAAAGCCGATTGATTCAGCCGCGCTGCCGAAGGCCTTGAGACATGTGCGCATGGCCGAAGCCTCGATGTCAGTGAGGTTGCGCATCACGCCCTCCTTTCCCATCGGCGCGGCCTCCAGCGCTTTGCACCAGTTGCCATACAGCCTGTGGAACGCGTCCTGGCAGCGCCGCGAGCAAAACACCCAGTCGATGGGATAGCGTTGACTGCGCCCCGTGCTGATGCGGCATTCGGCATGGCCAAAGCCGCGTGCTTGTCGGTGACAGACCCAGCATTTCAC